TGGCTAAAGGTCGTAGCGCGGCCCGCCGGCAAATGGTGGAAGATAAACTCGCTGCCATGCAGGCCTTCCATGAAGCCGGCAACGTCGAACTCTCCATCCGGGAACTTATGGCTGAAGCCAAATCCGGCCAAGCTCTGACCTTATCCACCATCCACAAAGCCAAAGGACTCGAATGGCAAAGAGTCGGGATTATCTCTTTCAACCCGACACCTGAACCCGGCCAGGAAGAAAACGCTATCTACGTAGCGGTTACTCGCAGCCAGAACGACCTCTGGCTCGAAGAAAAACAGTAAGAAAACCCCCAAACAAAGGAAAACCCCAATGCAGGCTTACTCCTTCCTCTCAGACCTTATAGCCGCATCCTGCATCATCCTTCTACTTGATATTCGCAATGTAATCAACAGTAATGCTGGAAGAATCTCCCCCACAGCCATTGCCCTTTTAGGCTTTCTTGAAATCTTCCTTCTAACTGTGGCTATCTGGTTCTTGCAAAACCATGAAAAAATCGGCGGATTCTGGAAAACCTTTGTCCAAGCCTCATAAGCTGGACAGACCGCGCCGTGTCACGTTCAGGAAACCTCGTGGTCTCCGACCCGTCCACAGCGCCCAAGGCCCAATCATGTTCCAGCTGATCCAGGAACGGATTAAGCAGCAATGCACGATCCGTCAAATGGCCGCCAGGACCGGCTGGAGCTATTCCGCCATCTGGAACTACGAACAAGGAATAAAACGTGTCCCCCTAGCCTACATCGAACACGCCGCTGAAGTCCTCGGCTTCCACCTAACCCTCAGAAGGAACCAAGACCAATGAAGCCCCATTACGAAATCGTCTGCGAAATCCTCGAAAAGATAAAATCCATCATTCTTGAAGAACGCGCTGCCACTCACGGCGATTTCGCGCAAAACCACGAAGCAATCGCTGAACTCTGGAACGCATACCTCCGAGCTTGCCATGGAAATCGATCTCCCCACCTCCTTCCAGAAGACGTTGCCCACCTGATGCTTCTAATGAAGCTGGCGCGAACCTTCAACGGGCGCTACAATTTCGACGATTACCTCGACGCAGCTGCTTACGCCATCATCGCTGCCGCTCTAGCCGAGAATGAAGCAAGAATCATTGCAGCAAAAGAAAATAACTTGCCAGAGCACGACTAAAAGTGCTACAATCCCTCATGAGCAAAGATCTTTTTGAAAGCTACGCATTGGCGCTATCCAAGATAACGCCGGTCGGAACCCCAGCAAACGAAGGTGTGGACGCTCTTCTCCGCCTTGTCAGCGTCATCATCTCCAGCGAGCCAGAAGAGCTCCTACCAGAAATTCTTCTCTACTGCGAAGAACGACTTCGAGAAAGTTTGCTGGAATGTCGGATCCAAAGAGAGGCCCAACACAGCATCTTGCATTAAAATGCGAGAACACGTCGCTGCGCTTCGGACTTTCTTAGAGGAACTCTACATGCTAGAGCTGCAAGTTGATGAGCTAAAAGAGCTTTTGCAGCCAGGAGTTGTCCTCGAAAGGATCAGCCAAGTCGAAACAGCCCTGACCAACAAGCTAAGGGCCGCAGAAGAATGGCGAGAAAGGCGCCTTCCTGACCTTCCCGGCCCCATCAATTCCATTCCATCTCTGGAACAGTTGATCAAACTCCTAGAAGAAAATCAGCCCCAGCCACAAAAAAATTCTTGACGGTCCTGCCCTAAAAGGGCATAATGCCCCTAGTCAACAACGGAGACTTCCACCATGCCCAACGACTCCGAAGACCTTCACACCGCTATCACGATTCAGGGCCAGACGTATTTGGCTCCGATTCGGTATAGCGCCGGCCATGTCCTCAACGAAGATGAAGCCCGCGCGCTTCAGCGCCTCCGGCTTGAGAATATCCGCAACAATTTCGCCAGCGTTATCAAGCGCGCTTCCGAGGAAGGCCGAGAACTTCCGTCAGCGGAGGAATTCGCCGCGTATGAAGCGGCCTACACCTTCGGAATCCGGCGCACTCGCCTGGGCGCCCCGCGCGATCCTGTCGCGGTCGAAGAACGTCGCCTTGCAACCGCCGCTGTCAAGAACGCGCTCGCAGCCAAGGGCTACAAATGGTCCGATCTTACCGACGCGGACCGTGCCGGCTATGTGGAACGTGCCATTGCTACTGGCCGCTACCGTGCCGCTGCCCAGGCAATCCTCGACGCACGCAACATGACGGCTTCCGAACCTCTGGAAGTCTGAGTTGCGCAGCCCCCTATTAGCGGCGTTTCCTGTCGCGTAGGCACTAGCCAGATATAGTGATATAGTGGGGCTATCTGGGAAGGGGGCTTCGGCCCCCTTTCGCATTCTCTCAAAGAGGCCAGCAATGCCAACCACAGCCCGCCTCCTCCGAATCGACTCAGAACTCCTCAACCGCTTCCAAAAACTCTTCCCTTACCACGGCGCGTTCACGCAAATCGTGAACGCTTTAATCCTTCGCCACGTCGAAGAAACCGAAGCCAAAATCGACAACATCCTGAAGGACCAACACGATGCTTGAAGAGTCCGCCCTGTTCACCAACGGATACCCAGACAGTCGCGCCTACAAAGCCGCCCTTGAAATCGCAATCATCGTCACAAATCACGAAATCTACAAAAATCGCCACAATCCTACACGGCAGGAAGAAATGACACCGATCCTACAAGCCCTACGCGCCGAATTGGAATCCCTAGAAGGCCGATCCTAGGAGCCACTCCAATGTCAGAAAACATCACCGACCTTTCTGCCCTTTCTTCCGTCCTTGAAAAAGCCGCCTCGGAGCTAACTGAAGACGATATCGCACTTTTAATCCGCGCCCTTCGTGCGGAAAGAGCTAAATTCCGAGAAGCAGAAGCCGCCTCCAAACGCCCACCAAAAAGCCTCTTCCAGAAAGCCGCACCAAAAGGCCCGATCCCAACCTTTGAAGAACTTGACCTATGACTACAGAATCCCCCTTCTCCAAAACTCTTCCTACCTTCCAAATCGCCTGGGACAACACTAGCATCTCCATCCTCAAAGAATGCCCGAAGAAATATGAACTTGCGATTATCCATGGCTGGCGCCCAAAAACCGCTGCGATGACTCTCCTCTTCGGCGGTGCCTACCACGACTGCATCGAAACCTACGAAACTCTCCGAGCATCCGGCGCCAGTGCAGAACAAGCCCTTTCCGCTGCCATTCGTCTCGCCTACCAGCTAACCGATACCTGGGGAACCACAGGCCAGGAAATCCCAGACCCAGCCAGAACCCGCCTTACCCTTCTTCGCGCGCTCGTCTGGTATTCCGAAGACTACACCCACGACGTTCTAAAGCTGCACATCATGCCAGATGGCCGGCCCGGTCTCGAAGTCTCTTTCCGCTTCGAACTCCCATTCACAATCCCAGGCCAACCAACCCTACTCTACTGCGGCCACATCGACAAACTTGCTGAATACTCCGGCCAACTCTACGCCGTCGAACGAAAAACTACCAAATCCACCCTCTCCCAACACTTCTTCCAGCGTTACTTCTTTTCCGCTCAAGTTACCGGTTACGTTTACGCTGGAAAAGTTGTCTTGCATGAGCCAGTCGTCGGTGCTATTATCGACGCGATGCAAACTGGCGTCAATTTCTCCCGATTTTCTCGCGCAGTCGTGAATCGTGTCAACGACCATCTGGAAGAATGGATGCACGATCTTCGCTGGTGGATCGAACAAGCCCACCGCTACGCTGCCGCCAACTATTGGCCTCATAATACAGAATCTTGTTCAAAGTATTCTGGATGCCAATTCCGGAGCGTTTGTATGAAAGCTCCTCACGTCCGACAACTAGTCCTAGACACTGAATTTGTCCAACAACGTTGGAACCCCCTGCAAAACCGTGGAGGAGATGAATAAGCCCGGAAGGGACCAATCCCTTCCAGAAACCCTACCGCAAACAAAACACTGAAAGGTCCCACAATGCCATCCTTGGAAGACTTGGAAATCCAGCCTATAAAGATCCTTCTGATCGGGAATTCTGGCGCCGGAAAGACCGGTTCTCTAGCATCGCTAGCCATCGCTGGATACCGGTTATTCCTTTGCGACTTCGACAATGGCATCGACGTTCTGCTAGACGAAAAAATCCTTCCGAAGGAATTTCGAAAGAACATCTTCGTAAAAAGCTTCTATGACCGCCACGCCGTTCAGGGCGGTGTCGCTTCCATTCGGCCAAAAGGCGTGGACGACTTCATCGCATCCATCTCTAACTGGAAAGAAGGAGAGGAATCCCTCGGGAACATCTACTCTTGGACCACAAAAGACATTCTAATCATTGATAGCTTGACATTCCTCGGCAACGCCTGCATGAACAAAGCCCTTCAGCTATCAGGCCACTTAGGTCAAAGGCCTACAATCCCTGATTGGGGCGCTGCAATTGACCAGCAAGAATCCATCATCGAACTCCTCTACAACCCAGCCGTCAAATGCAACGTCATCATAACTTCCCATCTACGCCCTTTAGCCGCGCCGGAAGAAGGCTCTATCCAACGCCTCTATCCTTCTGCCCTTGGCCGACTCCTCCCAACAAAAATCTCCAGATACTTCAACAATGTCGTTCTGGTTCGCCGCGTCGGTTCTGGTGAAAAGGTCCGCAGAGAACTAGTAACCTCTGTAACTGCCGATATAGAGTTGAAGGTCTCAAAGCCTTCCAAGATTCCCGCTGTCATGGAACAAGACCTTGCAAAACTCTTCCAGCTCCTACAAGCCAACTAGGCGTCGGCACCATCTGCCATTGGTAGAACAATTTCTGAAAATTCTGGACGAGAAGCGAATTTCCTGGAAAACGGCCAGCCTTAGGGCTGGCTACGGCAACGCCCTTATAAATAATTGGTTCACGAAAAAGTATTCACCGACCTTGCAGACTTTTATTGATCTTCTGGAATCCGTTGGATATGAGCTTCGGATTCACCAAAAGAGCCCTTTTCCAGAAGAGCTTGGGGAACGCCTTCTCTTCGAAGCCAACCTTCGGCTGGAAGAATCTAAATCTGAAATCTCCCGCCTTACAAACGAAATAAACTCTCTCCGCAGCAAGATAAAAAGGCTTGACCAACTACACCGGTAGTGATAGCATCCGAATGTGGCAAGAGCCACTATGAACCAAAAGAGGAAATAACTATGAGCGTCGACCTGTCACAAATTCTCTCCAAGCCTGTCGAATCCTTCGAACCCCCGAAGCGCCTTCCGCCTGGCATGTATCTCTTCCGCGTCGCCGAGGCCGGCCCCGGACGTGTCTCCCAGTCAGGGAATCCGTCCATCGCCTTCACCTGCGACGCTATCCAGCCTCTCGACGTCGAACAAGAGTCCCTTGCAGGAATCGAATTCCCGAAGCGGATGACCTTGACCTTCTACATGACCGAAGCGAGCAGCTTCCGCGTCCGCCAATTCCTCGAAAACACTCTCGGAATCACCATCAGCAACATGACTCTTGGCGAGGCAATCCGCGAGTCCGTTTTCAGGGTGTTCCGCGGAACCGTGACGCACCGGCCCGCACAGAACGATCCGACGAATTTCTTCGCGGAGATTTCAGAAACATTCCCTGCGGAATGATTTCTGAATTCGGTTGGCGCTAAGGGCACGAACCCACTCCTTCCCCAGAGTGGCCCTTACCTCAGGCGTCCCCGGCGCGCCGCGCCAGAGCCGGGACCTTCCCCTCCTAAGGGTTCCTCCATGCCAAAAATCCCAATCTCCAGCATCATTGTGCCTGAAGATCGCCAAAGAAAAGACCTTGGCGACATTTCATCCCTCGCCTTATCAATCGCGAAAATCGGCTTAATAAATCCAATCATCCTAGAGTCCCCAGACCAGCCAGTCCTCCTAGCTGGCGAACGTCGTCTAGCTGCCCACAAGCTACTAAACCTTACCAGCATCGAAGTAACCTTCCGTGCAGAACTATCCCCAGAAGAGCGCGTCCTTCTAGAGCTTGAAGAGAATATCCGCAGGAAGCAGCTGACATGGCAAGAAGAAGTTGCAGCTGTTGCGCGTTACACAAGAATCGCAAAAGACCCTCAGAGCAAAGTCGCTAAAGATTTAGGGATTTCAGAAACTTCTCTCTCTTCCATGATCCGCGTTGCGGAAGCGATTGTAGAGGACCCTTCTCTGAAGGAAGTGAAATCTTGGTCTGCAGCTTACGAAATTATTCGGAATAAGACGCAGAAGGCGGCTGCTTCGGCGTTGGAAGAGATCATTGCGCCGGCCCGGAAGCCCGCAGAAATTTCGCTAGCCGCCCCTAGCGCCCCCGCCAATACCGCGCCTAGCACCCCCGCCAAGGCCCCGCCGCAAGAATGGTCCGCACTATCCACCGACTTCATGCAATGGGCCACTACCTATTCCGGCCCAAGATTCAACCTAATCCACTGCGATTTCCCCTACGGAATAAACCTTCACAAAGGCGGTCTCCAAAACCCAAATTTGCCATGGAAAGACACAGCAAAAGACCGCTACAGCGACAGCCCCGAACTTTTCGAATCTCTCCTCCACACTTTCACCAAAGAACAAGACCGCTTCGTCGCCCACAGCGCCCATCTAATCTTTTGGCTATCCATGAGGAATTACTGCTGGGTAAGACAAACGCTTTCAGACGCCGGTTGGGAGCTCTGCGAAACACCTTTCATCTGGCACAAAGGCAACAACGTCGGAATTGCCCCTAACTTTCGTATGTGGCCTAGAAGATCATACGAAGTAGCTATTTTCGCCGTTCGTGGCGGGCGCCAAATTCTGCATCCATACGCAGCCAGCTTCGCTTCCCCAGTCGAGAAACAATACCACATCTCAGAAAAACCAATCGAAGTCCTCAACCATTTTCTTTCCATGCTGGTCAACGAATTCACAGAAATCTTTGACCCAACATGTGGTTCTGGTAACGCACTTCTTGTTGCGAAACGGTTAGGTGCAAAACGAGGGCTTGGTCTCGATATTGAACAAGCTCATGTCGACTACACAAATCGGCAGCTAAGGAGCGAATAATGTCAGAAGAACCTACATCTCGCCATCTCTGCAAAAATTGCCGCTTCGTCCTGGACGATCCAAGGCTTCCTCTTCGTTGTGGGCGCCTTCCAGAAGGCGCACCACTTTGCTACTACGAACGAGACGACCCTTCTCGCTGCGGCCCATCCGCAATACATTTCCAACCAAAACAAACCGAAATCCCTTTCGGACAGGACTACATCCTAGGACCTGTCTAATGCAGCCAGTCCTAATCCAGGGCTCTAAAATCCTTATTGTCGGTGAAGCTCCTGGCGAGGAAGAAGTCCAGCGCGGAATGCCGCTTGTCGGCAGCAGCGGAAAAGAACTCCACTCAATCCTATTCGAAGCCGGCTTCCCTCTCCTACCAGCCAAATACTTCAGCGATCTCCCAAACGTCTGGAAAACCCAGACAACATTTTCCCTTACAAACGTCTTCCACGAAAGACCGCAGAACAACGACCTAAGCACTTGGAGCATCTCAATTCGAGAAGCTAAACACCTCATCAACCCTTCTTTGCCCTGGCAGCCAATTCGCGCCGGCACGAAAGGCCTAATCCACCCAAACAAAGCCCAACCGGCCCTTTTACGTCTCCAAAAAGAAATTGATCAGGTCCGTCCGAACCTTATTGTCGCACTAGGCAATACCGCCCTAAGCGCGCTTTCTGGCATCTCCGGCATCGCCAAACTTCGTGGAAGTATTCAAAATACTTCCAAAGGCCAAAAAGTCCTTCCGACCTACCATCCAGCCGCTGTTCTCCGCAATTACGAACTTCGCCCAGCTGTCGTTGCGGACTTCCTAAAAGCGCGGCACGAAGCGGAATTCCCTGAAATTCGTCTTCGTGCCAGGAAAATCCACATCAACCCAACGCTTCAAGATGTCCTTTCCTGGAAGGACCTCCTTCTAAAAGCTGAAATCCTCTCCTTCGACATCGAAACCAAACTCCAGCAAATAACCTGTATTGGCTTTAGCCCTTCTCCAGACGAAGCCTTTGTTATCCCGTTCTGGTCCACGAAAGGCATTAACTACTGGGAAAAAGAAGAGGACGAAATCCAAGCATTACTTGCAGTAAAAGAGATCCTAGAAGGTCCTGCCAAGAAAATCGCGCACAACGGCCTTTACGACGTGCAATATCTAGCTAGATACGGAATCGCTGCAAAGAACTTCATTCATGACACAATGCTTCTACATCACTCCCTTTACCCTGCCTTGCCAAAGGCGCTTGGCTTCATCGGAAGTATCTATTGCACAGAACGCGCCTGGAAAACTTGGCGTGTTCGTGGCAGCGATACTGAGGAGTTGAAAAGGGATGCCTGAAAGATTTAGTGGATATGAGAGGGCGACGAATGATTGGTATGTTGAACCAGCTTGGGTCCTAGATCGGCTGCTTCAACATCTACCAGAAGTGTCTTCCTTTCATGATCCGTGCTGCGGCATGGGAACGCTTCCCAGGCGTGGAAAGGCTTTAGGTCTCGCTACGACAGGCGCCGACCTTGTAAAAAGGTGGCAGACGGAAGAGTTCTCCCAGCAAGACTTCTTTTCTGACACCAACAGATACGAAAACATTATTACAAATCCGCCTTACCTTCTAGCGGAGCAAATAGTCGCTAAGGCTTTGGAGAAGAATGTGGAAGGGTTTATTGCGATTTTTGTCCCAATCCGCTTTCTGGCATCACAAGGCCGAAAACCACTCTTCCAGAGCCCCAACATGCACTCAGTCGTCATCCTATCTTCCAGACCCTCTGTCCCTCCAGGCAACGCTATCCTCCAATTCGGGGAAGCCATACGTAAAAGCGGCAGTATAGATTTCTGTTGGTGCGTCTGGAAACAAAACCACAAGGCTGTTCCGCAAATCTTTTGGAGCTAATGATGGGTCGGCGTCGTTGGGGTCAAAAGAAATGCCAGAAACATTACGAATTTCGTCGGAAGAGCAAAACCGAACGCGCATCCTTAAACAGGTCAGAAAACGCCCTAGCTAGCAAACCCTTTGACCCAAACACCCTCTACACAAATACCGACTACATTCCAGAAACTGGTTGTCGCGTCTGGCGTGGCTTCAAGTCCCCTTATGGCAGCGTCAACATCCGCGCGAACGGCTACCTGACAACTTGGATCCAGCACTATCTAGACTCCATCGGCATACATGATGAATATACGCGAAGACGCTGCAAAACGTTTGGCTGTATAAACCCAGAACACCATACTTGGCCTAGCAAAAAGACTCCCGGAGGTATGACCTAATGGACGAAAAGACCTATATCGCATTGTCTGCTCGCACAAAGAGCGACAACTTTCATCAGGACTTACTTCCTCCGAATGAACTTCGGCACGCTTTAGCTGCTGCCGGCGTTGCCACGAATTGGATCAACGACTGTAAACGGACTCTCTACTACGGTTCCGCCCCAGTCCTACGAACTGGAAAAGATGGACAACATTCTGGAAGCCTCAAGCATGATCCAGCTCTAGCAGACCTTCTTCATGCTGCCCTTGGTCTTTTCACAGAAGCCGGAGAAATCCTAGAACACCTACAGCAAGTTCTTTCCGGCGCCCAGCCTTTCGACAAGATTAACCTACTTGAAGAGTTAGGGGATATTGAATGGTATCGAGCTTTGGCGCTGCGATCTTCTGGCTTGACCCCTGAAGAAGTTCGTGCTAAGAACCATGCCAAGCTCGTTGCACGCTTCCCAGACAAATTCACAAAAGAAGAGGCTGAGGGGCGGGATCTGGAAGCAGAGCGAAAAGCCTTGGAAGAAGGATACTTTTATTGAAAAGGTTAGCGGTAATTGAAAGCCCTTGGGTAGGACTGGGCGGCGCGGACCGCGCGAAAAATTACTTACGCGCCTGCATCCGTGACAGCCTATTCCGAGAAGAAATACCTTGGGCTAGCCATGCAATGCTTGCCTGGACCGAGGCCCTCTACGAAACCGACGAAGATCAGCGCGCAGAAGGTCTAGAAGTGAACAAGGAAATGATGGCAAAGGCTGACATCGTTGCTTTCTACCTTGATCACGGCATGAGCCCTGGAATGCAAAATGCTTGGGAATGGGCTGGCTACTACAAGAAACCAAGAGAAAGGCGATTCATCTTGGCAAAAAACAGAACCGGCCACTCACCATGAAAACTATAAACACTGCTACTATCGACTTGGACACGCTTTCAGCGGAGGAGCAATACCAGCTATACAATGGGGCCGACTGTTGCATCACGACAGAAGTATTTAAGGCTCTTGAAGGGAAGCTAGAGGAAGCCGAACCTACTTACGGAATTGTTCGGACGCTGCAAGCGCCGGCTTTCGTCCTCATGCGGCGCGGAGTGAAAATCGACTTTCATGAACGCGACAAAGTAATCGCGAAATTGCAGCAGGAACACGCAAGGCTTCAGAAAATCTTCTCCCGTCTCTGCGAAGAAGGTCTAGATTCCCCTGGCGTGAATTATCGCAGCCCAATCCACTTAAAGCACATCTTCTACTCAATCCTAGGAATCGAAGAAATCAAAATCTTCGATAAAGGCACGAAGGAATACCGCGCATCTACTGGCCGAGAAGCCCTAGAAAAACTCGCGGAAAAGCCCCTTACCAAACACCTATCCCAGCTAATTCTCGCTCTTCGCGACATCGACAAGAAACTCCAAGTCCTCCTTACCGGCCTAGAAAACGGTCGAATGCACTGCAGCTACCAAGTCGCAGGCACGCTAACTGGGCGTTGGGCTTCAAATAAATCAGCCTTCGGATCTGGGACGAACCTCCAAAACATCTCGGATGAAATGCGCCGGATATTCATCCCAGATGAAGGAATGAAATTATGCCAAATGGACCAACAGCAAGCAGAGTCCAAACTTGTCGCTTACCTAAGCCTTCCTTGGGGCGACGAATACTTAAAAGCCTGCCAATCAGGCGATCTTCATACCTACGTTGTCCGAATGATCTGGCCTGAGCTATTCGACCGGCAGAACCTCCCTGATAAAGAAATCGCAAAGCGGAAATTCTACCGGGAATACACTTACAGGGATATGGCAAAGCGCGGCGGGCACGGTAGCAACTACGGGGGCACGGCATCTGTAATCGCAGCCCATTTGAAAATCCCTCGGCAGCAAGCAGAAGAATTTCAACACAAATACTTCGCGCAATTCCCCGGCATCCAACGCTGGCATAACCATATTCGAGTTCTTCTAGCGAAAGGGGAACCGATTGTAACTCCGCTTGGCCGGCGCTGTCACTTCGTTGGGCGTCATTGGGACAACGACACGATAAAATCTGCTATCGCATACGGTCCACAATCATCAATCGCTGACATTCTCAATCGTGGACTCTACCAAGTTTGGCGAAAATTCGATAAAATCAACGGAGGCCCGATTGAACTTCTTCTCCAGGTCCACGACGCAATCGTTTTTCAATATCCAGAAGAACTAGAAAATGAATTGCTTCCAGCAATTGCCTCCGAGATCGAATACGAAGTTACGATAAACGATAAGAGTTGTGTGATTGGTGTAGATGCTCAGGTAGGTTGGAATTGGGGGAAACGTCTTGAGTTCTGGGACTCAACCACAAACACCGTCGAAGTCATCAACCCCTACGGTCTTGCAGACTGGAACGGCGCCGACAAACGTAGTCGGCCTCCGTCACCACACTTCATGGATCGAGTCCTTTACAGCAGCTACCAGCCAACTAAATAACCCACCAATCTTTCGTCGCTGGGCGGCTATCGGCATACTCTCCGCGATCATGCAGCGGAAAGTGTCATTCAAGCTGAATGGCACTACAGCTTATTGCAACCTATTTATCGTCCTTCTCGGCGCCCCAGGTGTCGGAAAAGGCTTGATTCTGCACCTAGTCCATGATACATTGTCACGCATACCTACCGTTCATCTAGCCCCGAAAATGCTCTCCAAAGAGAAGCTAATCCACAACATGGCAAAGGCCATTCGGCCTGTTCCAGGCGCTAAGCACATTGACTTTCAATGCGCTTACGCTGCCGTCATTCCAGAATTTGCCACGTTTATCCGCCCAAATGATCCAGAGACTATTAACGTCATCCTAGAGTTCTACGACTGCAAAGGATTTCGTTATGAAACCCTTTCCCGTGAAGTTGCGCAAATTGAAAACACTTACTTCACACTTCTAGCTGGCACTACCCCAGCCGGTTTCGGGCAAAATGTTTACAAGCCATTCTCAGGCACCGGCTTTCTTAGCCGTCTAAACCTCATCTACTCTGAAGAGCAACCGATAGCTACTGACATTTTCGCGGATAAATCGCCAATTGACCTGCGAACGCTTTCAGCTGACTTACAACGCATAAGTGCTCTTTACGGGCAAATGCACTTCACAGCAAAAGCGCGCACTTTCATTCAAAATCTTGTGAATGCTGGAATTCCACCAGCGCCTTCCGATGCACGTTTCGCTGAATACAACTCTAGGAGGATCTTTCACTACATCAAGCTCTGCTGTATCGCCTCCGTCTCTCGCCGGGACGATATGAAAGTGCTTGTAAGTGACGCAGAAGAAGCTCTTTCATGGCTGCTTGAATACGAAGAAAAATTTGATGCGATTTCTGCTCACTTCGGTTCCAGTGCCATTCTACGCACAATCCAAGATATTCCAACTTGGATTATGAAAGAATCGGAAAAGCGAAGAATGGGTATTCCAGAACGCGATGTAAAAGCGCGTGTTCTTCTAGAAGTCCAGCCACAATACGTGCAGAAGACTATCGAAGAAATGGTGGCTTCCGGGCTTATCCGGCGAGAACTTGTAAAAGGAATCTTCCACTACTACCCAGGCTAAGAAAGGTCAAACAAATGCTCCTACCAAAAGTGCAGGAATATCGGAATCCCCCAGACGCCTTGATGCGCGTTGCCAATCTTTCCGTATCCAGCTATCACAACGGGCACACCAATTGGCATTACAAAGCGCACAATAGCCAAAAACACCCAATTCCTGAAGACTACTTTGAACAGGCCGCGGACCTTATCGTCCCTGGCGACATTATCACAGTAAGTAGTGCTACGGGAGCCGGGATTTACCACGCGCAAGCCAAAGACGGAAAGCTAGTCGTAAAATGCCTCCAACACACCTGAAAAGGGGAAACAGGAAATGACAGTCGCTTGGCACTTTACTGGCGATACGTTACGCTATGGCCGTCCTATTCCACCGCCGGGCCAGGTTCTTCAGCACAATGGCCCACTAAAGCCCGGGTTCTATGGCTGTCACGCATCCTTGAAACTCATGGACGCGCTTTCATACGCACCTGGAACGCGCTTGCATCGCGTGCGGATGACCGGGGCGATTGTCCATGACTGCGACAGGGTGGTTGCGGAGGAGCGCACCATTATCTGGTCCATCGACGCGACCAGCATTCTCTTAGCCTGCGCTCGGCACTGGGCGCTAGAGGTCGCGCATCTCTGGGACGCGCCGCCGAAAGCTCTAGAGTATCTGAAAACCGGCAATGATAAATTGCGCCGTGATGCCAGATCCGCTGCACGCGCCGCCATTAGCGCGGCGCGTAAGAGCAAGGACGACGCAATGATCGTTGCACAGGCCGCCGCTCACGCCGCACTGAACGCTACCGCTACGCCGAATCAGGTTGAGCATGAGGCATATAAGATTGCTTTTGCGGCAGCGGAGAATGCGGTAGTGGCCATCGGCGAGAAGGCGGTTAGCTCCCTGCCAGACAGCGTTCGGCTGTCTGAAAAGGAACAGAACGCAACATACGTTGCTGCTCATGACGCCGCTCGCGAGCGGCAGGAAAAGCACATTGTCAAAGAGGTTATGAAGGCACACAAAGGGGCAAAAAATGACAGATGATCTCAACACTGGCAGGCACTACCACGACGCCGGGCCGGTTACGAAGAATGTGCTGGTTATCTGCGAGCATGTGCGCAGCCGCGCCGAGACCGGCGCGCTGGCGGATGCGGAATGGCTTGCGCATCTTGCCGATGCACTTTCCGCCTTGGCTGAGAAGGTCGAGGCGCTGGAAAATGCGCAGGCCTCCGCCGCTGCGCGGCGGGCGTGGAACGGACAAATCACTGTCATCAATGGGGGAATAAGATAATGTCGCGCATCTGGCTAACTTGTTATGTCGTGCTCATGTCCGGCCTCTGGTTCGCCGCCGGGGCGCTAACCGGCACATCATGGCGTGAGGTGGCCGCCCAGACGATCGGCTTCGGCCTGCGCCTCAGTGCGATGCTTGGAGGCAGCTGACGATTCCGCTACGCTCCGACGTTGCGGCCTCGGAGCGTAGCGGCGAAATACCATGCACCGCTGCAATTTTTTCGTTGACATTGTAACTGCTATCATTTACAATGTGCGCATCGACAATAGGGGGAGAATCCATGCCCAAGCCTCGCGTCACCATCCTGAATGCCGCCGAGGGCGGCACCAGCTATT